CATTGAACAAAGAATTTATGGAACAGTCACAAAAAATGATTTATTATGGAAGGCTAACATGGTTAAGGAGAGATTTAATAATGCTAACTTTAAGTCAAAAAGAAGTGGCGGGAAACAGATAATAAATAGAGTTGAAGTTGTTGATCATGGAACTGTTGTATATTTTTGGTGTGGTAGAATGAACAACTTTGTAGTTTATGGTGGATTTAAAAAAGGTACATATAATAAACTATGTGATATGTTATTGCATATTTGTTTTGAAGAGAATAAAGACTATGTTAGTCTTTCAGATTTTATTATAAAGAAGTGAGGTGATAAGCATGTCTCGAATTTATAAACATGGACATTATCCGAGTGGGTTAACTATGGATAATATTGATAATATTGTGGATGTAGTTGAAACGTATTTATGTAATTATAAGTTAGCGTTTCACTTAGTCTACCAAAGAAGACACCTAATAAGAATGGATATTTGTAAATTAAATTCAAAATCTATTATAGGATCATACTCATTTAAATATGAGACGTTAACACTTTTTAAACGAAAAGTTTTTCAAGGCGTTGTATCTCTTAATGATATGATTCAAGAAAATGAAAGACGAGGATATAATTATGATTAGTAATTTAATCCTTGCAAGTTTTATAATTTGGGTGTTATTATCTGTATACCAAATATACCAACATTGTAAAGGAAACTTTAAATATTATAAAGTGTCAAACAGATACATAAATTTCATTATATTATTAATCATAATGTTAGTTATGTGGTTTGTGTTAATAAATATGCAAATTGATGAATTATTGGAGGTACGACATGTAAAATGTTGATGAGTTATGACTTCTCTATAAAAGCGTATAGGTTGTAAAATGGTGTTATGCTTAATCCAAAAATTAAACAACTGAAAATAATTTAATTAGAAAAGCACATTAAAAATTAAAAGGAGAAAAAATTAATATGGAAAATTTAACAAATGAAGTAGTAGCAATGGAAAACAATGGTTTAGTAGTGACTGAGGATATGACACACGAACAGCGTGTTAATTTATTCAACGCTGTAAACAATGCGGAAGGTTTGAGCGATCAAGTTGGGAAAGACTTGTGGTTAACAGGGTACATTGTACAGGATGTTGAAAAAGAGAACGAGAAAACAGGTGAGATTATTTGCTCAAAATTAATTACTGTAATTGATAAGGATGGTAAAGCCTATGCAACTAACAGTAAGCCTTTCTTGCAAAGCTTAAAGCAGTTAAAGCAAGTGTTCAATTATGATTGGACGAAAGAACCGGTATGTGTGACAATCATTCAGAAAAAATCTAACTCAAGCTCAAATAAATATTTAAGCATGGCTGTTAAATAGCCTAATTAAGGGTGTTAGCCAAACACCCTTTTATTTTTGACTTAAAATGGGGGTGTTTAAAATGGCTAAAATGAGAAAGTCAACAAAAGACGTTAAGCGATTACGCAATGCAATAGCAAGTGCTAAAAGAACTGCAACAAAAGCCCAAAATATGGGGCAGGATGTTGTTTTTAATGACATTCGTACAATAAAAGATTTTAATGATCGTAAGGAATTCAACAAATACTTGCGATCAATTGAAAAATTCAACAAAGAAAATAGATTTGTTGAAAATCAATACGGAGTTGTTTTTAATAGAAATAAAATAGAAAAAGCTAACAAATTAATTGACAAGCAGAACAAGCAACGTAAACAACTTTCAAAGTCTGTAGGATTGTCTAAACTAAATGAAACGAAAGGCGGAATTTTAACACCTATATCGGTTAAGAGTGCGAGGAGTACTTTACGTGATGATCGTGGTGGATTTTTCGAGACGGTACACCATGTGAACATAGAATCATATCGTTATCCTAAACAATTGGATAAACGAATTGAAAATTTAAAAAAGAATACAAAGAAGGAAAATTATAAAATAAAAAATTTACGAAGTAATTACAAAACCGCGATAGATGAGCAAATACGAGGTGGAAACATAACTAAAAAAGAAGGAAAACAATTGATTAAAGACATAAAATCATTATCGGATAAACAACTATTGCAATGGTTCTACCAAGAGCGTAAGGCGGTTTCAGTTTTTAATTATATAGATATGTCCCGTGAATATACTAAAAATCAAATGTTTGTTAATGAACAACTTAGTAAGAATATAAGAACAGATATGACAGATGTAAAAGATAGTTTAGCTGTATTTACCGGGCGTGCTTATGTTGATGGTGGTACTGTTAAGTATAAATAATTATAAATAATTTAAAGGGGGTTGTAGTATGTTAAAGAAAAAAGATCCTAAAGAAATATGGGCTTGTGATTTTGAGACTACAACAGATCCTTTAGACTGTAGAGTTTGGGCATGGGGCGCAAGTTTTGTTAGTGATTCAAGTATAAAAGAATATGGAAATAGTATTGACGCTTTCATTGAATGGTGCCAACAGAAAACACGTAAATTATATTTTCACAATTTGGCTTTTGATGGTGAATTTATTGTGAGCTGGCTTTTAAATAATGGGTTCGAGTATTCGGACAAACCTAAAACAGGGTGTTTTAAAACAATAATCTCTAATACTGGTCTGTGGTATTCCATTGAGATATGGTGGAAATATTCAATTTATCGCTCAACAAAAACGACTATATGGGATTCGTTTAAGTTAATTCCTTTTAGTATTAAAAAGATCGCGCACGACTTTAATTTACCAATACGTAAATTAAAGTTAGATTATACAACTAAAAGAGAAAAAGGACATGAACTAACACCGCATGAAGTTGATTATCTATTTAATGACATTGATATTGAAGGTATGGCATTGAATGAATGCTTTAAACTAGGCTTTAACAAAATGACAGCAACAAGTTGTAGCTTTGACTCGTTTAAGAAAAGTTTGCCTATGGCATTTGAAAAGATATTTCCACCGTTAGAAATGAATGTTGACAGTGATTTAAGACCTGCTTATAGTGGTGGTTTTGTTTGGGCAAATCCGGAACTAAAAGAAAAGGAAATAGGACAGGGGATAGTATTTGACGTAAACTCGTTATTTCCTAGTCGTATGTATTATGAATTATTACCCTATGAAACGCCCGTTTATTTTGATGGAGAATATCAACAGGATGATGATTATCCTTTATGGGTTGGAGTTATTAGTTTTGCTTTTGATATTAAAAAAGATCATATACCATGTATTAGCTTAGATAAGTTTAGTCGTTTTTTTGGAAGTAAAAAATATGTTGAAAGCTCAAATGGAGATATTGTACGAATGACTGTAACCAGCGTAGATTGGAAATTGTTTAACGACCAGTACGATATTTATGATGTTGAATTTATCAACGGTTATAAATTCAAAGGTTGTGTTGGTGTTGCTAGGCAGTTTATTGACGAGCAGATGGAAGTTAAGAAAAACTCAAAAGGTGCAAAAAGATTTATTGCAAAAAGACAGTTAAATTCTGTTTATGGTAAGTTTGCAACGAATCCAAATGTGACGCCTAAAATTCCATTTATTGATAAAGATGATGGAGTGTTAAGGTTACACGATCCTATGTATACAACATTTGAAGATGGAGAAGTGAAAGAGGTTATTGATGAACAATTTCGTGATCCTATTTATCTTCCGTATGGTGAATTTGTAACCGCATACGCGCGTAAATATACGATAAGTACAGCTCAAAAGGTAGGTATACATAGAGTTGCATATATTGATACGGATTCAATACACTTAGTAGGAATTGAAATACCTAACGCAATCAAAGATATTATCGACGATAAAGAATTGGGGTATTGGGGACTAGAATCCATATTTAATAGGTCTTATTTTATTGGAGCTAAAAGTTACGTGGAAGAAATTGAAATAACTTACAAAGAGTATGTAGAGCACCAGCAAGAATATATAGATGAAAATGATTGTAAGGATAACTTATATTATATTCGTGGAGGTGTATGTTATTATTTAAATGTAAAATGTGCTGGCATGACAGAAAAGGCAAAACAAAATGTAACATATGATAACTTTAGAGTTGGCAATGTTATTAATGATTGTTTGAAAAAAACACATGTACCTGGTGGTATTGTGTTAGTTGATAGACAATTTAGTATTAAAAGCAGGTAAGGAGGTTGATAAGGTGATAAGTGTTTTAAGTTCAATAATAAAATATTTAATTATGGGTTTATGTTGTTTAAGCGTAACATTTTTATTTACTGTATACGCAATAGGAATGATATTGATATTTGTATGGATTATAAAGGAGTGATATCATGAATTTGTTATTAAATATAATTGTTGTTGTTTTCGTTGGTTTGATTATTGATTATAGTTATAACAATTTACGCAATGAAAATAAAATCTTACGAAAAGATATTGATGAATTACAATACAAGTTGTTAACTTATGAAAATGGTGGAATATTTGAAGAGTGTGATAAAAGATTGAAGGAATTCAATGAGATCATGTTCGGAAGTCCTCCACTTAAAAATAAAGTGGTAATTGTTAGAAATATAAAAGACTATGATTATAGCGCGTATAGAAAAGATATTGACGCGTTAAATGAATATTTAAAAGATGGTTGGAGCATTGTTAATCATGAAACAAATGAATTTGTACATACGTATATACTAGGTAAACCGCTGGCATGGTGTAAAGAAAATGGAGGTGATAATTATGATGAGTGAAAAATCGAAAGAACATAGAAACCAATGGTACCGAGATCATGTTAATAAATATTGCGTTTGTGTAAATAAAGATGAAGTTGAAGTTGTTGATTATATTGAATATTTATTAAAAAATAAAAAATTTAGTCAATATGTTAAAGATAAAATTAAAAAAGATTTGAAAAAATAAAATAACATGTTATTATTAATATGTAAGGAATAAAGAACGGAAATTAGACATGGATACCGGGATTACTCGTGGTGAAACATGCCGGTAACATAATTAGGAATAGTAACCTAGCTGGTGACACTTTAAACTTTACAACCTATATTAATAAAACCCTCATAAAAGAGGGTTTTATTTTTCTTATTGACTTTATAAAATTGATAGAATATATTTATAGATAGAAGGGATGTGTAAAAAATGGAACGTGATGAATTGAGGAACAAATTTACGGAAGTGTTAACAGTTGAAGATCAAGCGGAACGCTCGACTATGTTAAATGATATGCGAGCTGAAGTTGAAAAAAACTTTAAAGAATTAGACGATTTAAAAGCTGAAAACACAAAATTAGTTGAAAAGAATAATTCTTTGACAGAGGCTAACAGTAAATTATTCATGCAAATTGGTGTTGAAAGTTCCGGGGATGATAAACCGAAACAGAAACATCCAATGGATTTAAGAAAATTAGGCATTTAAAAAGAAAGAGGTGATTATATATGCCAAGAACAACAGGAAAAGACGTTGCAAAAGCGATTCAAACAGATTTAGGGTTGGAAACACAACCAACAGGTCAGGAAGTCGCTAGTGCAATGTATAGAGTATCTTCTCCAAATTTTCAATCGACAATTGGAGACCCTAATGAAGTTTCATCATTAGAATTTATGAATGGATTATTAGAATATCCTGATACTTTAGGTGTTGAGTTCATGAATTTAGCAACTCGAATCGGTCGAGTGATCGCACACCGAAATATTTTAACAAACAAGTTAGCTCCATTTAAAATGGAAAATATGGCTTTAGGCTATACAATGGAAGAATATTTTGTTGAATGTGCAAAAGAGCATGCTTACGATCAAGCCGACGCGGAAAACACATTATTTAAACGTGAGTTGCCGGATATTAAAACAGCATTTTATATTGTTAATCGTAAGTCATATTATCCAGCAACAATTACAGATGATGATATGCGTAAGTATTTCGTGACATGGGATGGTGTAAATAGTTTGATCGCGCGTATTGTTGATTCAATGTACAATGGAGACAATAAAGACGACTATAACTATATGAAAAGTGCTTTAGTTACACATTATGAAAATGGATTAATGAAGATCGTAAAAACAAGTGCGGTAACAGATACTGAAACTGCTAAAGAGTTAGCTCGTAAAATTACAGAATATGTATCTTATTTAACAGAGCCAACAAATGAATATAACGCTATGGCTGTTACTAAACAAAATGACTATGAAGATATTTATGTTATTTTAAACGGAAAATCAAACAGTTATTTAAACATTGACTGGTTAGCGCAGACATTCCAGTTAGAGTTTGCAGAATTTAAAGCACACGTGTTAGTGTTACCAACTTTACCTAGTACGACACAAGGAACAATTGAGGCGTTAGTTGTTGACAGTGAAATTTATAGAGTATTCGATCAGAAATATACTGTCGGTGTTGCATATAACGCTAAAGGCTTATATTGGAATTACTTTTTACATCACTGGGAAGGTATCGCAACTAGTCGCTTTGCAAATGCGATTGCGTTCGTATCCGGAACTGTAGAGGAAAAAGTTACAGCAATTTATTCTAACCCTCAAGTTGTACAGGTTAGAAAAGATAGTAGTGTAACAGTACCATTTACAGTACAGACTAATGGTTTAAATGCTCCTATTAGCTTAACGGCAACATCAGACGCGTCTACTATGGTTAGTGCAACTTTAACAGAGGATTTAAGACATGTTGTAATTAAAGGTTTAACTGGTATTACAGAGGAAGGCTTAGCAACTGTAACTATTAAAGATGAAAATTCTAATGTAGCATGTGCTATTAAGGTTGTATATAACGTATAGTTATGTTATAATATCGGTGTCATGAGTAGGACATGACAACCCTCCTTTCTATATAGGATTTTCAGAACTGTGATTGTTGAAAGAAAAAGAGTTATTAAGTTAGCTCTTTTTCTTTTGTTTAAAAATAGTTGAATATTCAACTATTTTTTATTATGATAGAAAAAGAAAGAGGTGATTAAAATGAAAATTATTCTAGTGGCATTGGTTTTTAATGGTTTGGACCTTATTAGTGGAATTGTTGGAGCAATTAGGGATGGTGAAAAGATAAAATCCAGTAAACTGAGAGCTGGACTTTTTAAAAAGGTTGGTTTTATCTTTTGTTACACATTAGGTATCGCAATCAATTATGCTGAAAGTTATTTAACCTTACCTTTTGGAGTTGATCTAGTACCAGTAATTTGCACATATGCAATTATCACGGAAGTGGTTAGTATTGTGGAAAACATTTCTAAAATCAACCCTGATATTCTACCTGAAAAGCTAAAAGAATTAATCGGATATAATGGGGGTAAATAATATGGGTATTATTGATGATAAACTACAAAGTATTTTACCGAAATATAACGAGTTAAAGTTAAGCGGTACAAATCTAGCACAACAATATGTCAGCGCATTCAATACAGGTATGAATATTTACCAATGTATTAATCAATTACAGGGTTATATTGAATGGACTGTGCAAGCTGTAAATGATGTTGTTATTCAGTGGAATGAAAATATTGAGAAAAATTTAGAAAACACTATGCAATATGTAAAAGATCAACTACCTGGTTTAGTTGATGGACGAATTGAGATTGCAATCAATCAATTACAAGATAAATATAATACTACTCTAGAGAAATTGGACGAAGAACAGAAAGCACAGGCAACTCAAATATCAAATATTAATAGTCAATTGGTAGCAATTAATAATGAAATTACTAATTTAAAAGAATTGTGTAATACAATGCAATCAAGTATTAAAAATAATTTATTACAGATAAATAGTATTAAAGAAGATATTACAAGTGTTAAAGAAGATATTGTTAACATTAAAAAAGGCGCTACACCAGTAGCTAGCGAAGGAGGTATTTAAATGTATACATTAAAGTCTAATAATATCACACATGAGCTTTTAGAGAAAAATGATATTAAAATTGAATTAATTTCAGAATTAACACCTTACAATACAAACGGTGAATCAGCGCCTATTGATAGTAACTTTATGGATGTTAATGAAATTAAAAATAAATATGATATATTGCTTTTAAACCTTTATTTTACTGACAGTGGTTATGGTAAAAATAAAATACTTGGAAATTCTATGTACCCAATTAGCTTATTTGATGATTTACCTGTTGAGTCAAATTATAAAGGTGTAGGATTTATGTCAGCAGAATATATTTCTGCTGATAGTACAACCGAAGGCAATGCTCGTAAATATTCAGTTTCGTTAATAAAAACGGGCCCGGATAAGATACTTGCACGCTGTACAGCTAGTGATGTGGAAGGTAGTTTATATGGAATTAAATTATAGCTAGATTTAAAATCTAGCTTTTTTAAAATTAGAGGTTAATATGAGGTTAATATAATGAATAAATGTGAATTATCAAGTATTTATAAAATGAAAAAACCGGAAGATATTCCATATAGTTTACCGGAAGGTTTAAGTGTTTATTTTTATGTCGAGTTTTACATGCAAGCTATGCACATTTTAAAAGATGTAGATTATGAGCGTTATAATATATGTAAAGATAAATTAAGAGAGTTAGTAGAATTAGAGGAGGAATTAAATTTATGAAACCAGGGCAAAAACTAGTACATGATGGTCATGAGGTTTGTTTGTTTCCTATGGAAACAATGAATATCACGCAATGGTCAAGCCCACAAAGTTTATCACACTGTTGTGGCCATCCATTTGATAATGCGATTAGTGGACAAGTACGCGTACCCGTATACGCTCCTTTTTCTTGTCATCTGTCATATAGTGATAGTGTAGGTAATACACGCGCCTATAGTTCAGATAATCCAGTTTGGACTCCTAACGGATTAAGCTATGTAACAGTTAGTTTTACCCATGATCCGAACCCACCTACAGCAACAAGATATACGCAAGGTGATTTAATTTATCACACAGGCACGGCGGGTTATGCAACCGGTGACCATGTTCATATAGATCAAACTTTTACACAAAATGCCGGTTTAGTCTATTATGGTGTAACATGTAATTATGGGAATCAATGTTATGCGTTAAGTGGCTCAGTATTACCAACACAAGTATTTTATGTAAATGATACAAATATAGTTAACGGTTATGGACAGGACTGGAGAACTTTCGAAGGCGGAGAACCACCAACACCACCAACACCACCAGAACCAAGTTACAAATATATTAAACATTATTTTATGCTAGATGGTTTGGGAATTGATTTAGGCTTTTATAAAACGAAAGAAGAGATCAAACCGGAACCGCCAACACCAACGAGTGAGTGGTTTATACCTGGTGATATTAATAACACAAGACCGCTTACAGAAGATGAGTCTAGAAACAATTGGGTTGCTTTTTGGCAATTCTTTAAGGCAAAAGGTTGGACAGCAAACTCGGTTGCTGGTATGTTAGGCAATGCCTATTTTGAATCAACTGTTAACCCAAACAGGTGGGAAAGTGATATACCTTTTGCTCAACCGGTAGATAGTCGTGGTTATGGTTTGGTTCAGTGGACACCATGGACGAAAATAATTGACTGGCTAAAAGAAAAAGGATATTACCCGGATGTTTCAAAATTTGGTGTTGGCGAATGTGAAAGAATTCAGTGGGAGATGGAAAATGGTGCGCAATGGATAGCAACAGCAACATATCCCGAAAGTTTCGAAAGCTTTTCAAAATCAACCGCTGATCCTTATACATTAGCAATTGAATTCTTAGCAAATTATGAAAGACCAGCCGACCCCAACCAGCCAATAAGAGGAACTAAGGCACGTGAAATTTATGATTATATCAAAGATAAATAAAATAGTTGAACTTTCAACTATTTTTTAATAATATAAATTTATAAAGGAGATGATTAAGATGAGTATAGGAGTTGTAAATAGTCAATTTACACCACAAAGTAAAATTTACCTATTAAAAGGGTTAGAAATTGATGCAATGAATAATACTTTTTGGGGTGCATTTAATACAACAGAAGAACAATTTAACTTTTTCATGAATAACTATGATCATGTGGTTTTTGAAAATTACACATATCAAAGAAAAGATGGCGCTGTGGTTGTACCAGGTTTATATGATGATTTACGTTTATACAATTATATGATTTATAGAAATGGGGACACAGGAAACAAATCAAAATGGATTTACTGTTTTATTACAAGTTTAGGCTATTTAAATGATAACGCAACGTCTATTAGTTTTGAAACGGATGTAATACAAACATGGCGTTTTGAAATTGAAAGTAACTTTATGGAATCGTACATAGCCTATGAACATAGACCACAATATTATAAAGAAAGTTCAGGCGATAAACGTAAACCATGTATCAATACACAGCCGGAGAACTTGGAAATCGGTACGGACCTTATAGCTGAAGATGTAATGACCCTAAACCCTATGGCGTATATAAGTTTCGCGATCGTTGGAATGACTTGTAAAATGGATGGTAGCGACACATATACGTCCGGAAGTTTAGGCGCACCTAGCCAAATTAATTACTACATATTACCATATTCTAGGCTTACAGGTTTAGGTATCACAAAAATAAAAAATACGAGTGATCAAGATTTATCAATAAGCAATATAACCACCATTTTAGATGCGATTCGTAAAGATGAAAAATTAGTAGGTAAATGCGTTTCTATTATCATAACTAACTATGTCCCTGGCCTCGCTTTTGTGAATAATGAGCTAAGAATAGTTAAAGAAAATTTTACTATTGTTGGTGAAGGTAGCTATACTATGTTAAAATATGGTGCATTAGGTTTTTGTAAAATGAACGATAATGATACTAGTCAATTCGTTAAAACAGATATTATTAATGCTCCACTTCGTTTCTATCCGACAGTTATTAAAAACACTAAAATATTATGGTATCCTTATTCTTATCTATTAATAAGCGATAACAACGGAACAAATAAAATATTTAAAAATGAATTATGGGACAATTTTAGCGCAATTCAATTTGCGTTCGTTGGAAGTCCTAACACTTCAAAATTAAATATTGTACCAATCAATTATAAATTGAAGAAAACCACCAAAACAACAAACAACGTAATCATGAACCTTGATAATTCATTTGAATCACAATATGAATGTAGCCTACCAATTATAAGCGATCAGACCGCGCTATTAATGCAATCATCTAGAAACTCAATGAATGTCGGGTTGTCAAATATTCGAAGATCAAATGAAACCAATTCAGCTATAGCCAGTGCTACAGGTAATGCATTAAGTGCTCAAACTTCCTTACAGAATAATTTGAATTTAAGTGTAACATCTAGAAACACGAATTTAGCTAGTAATTTGAATGATTTACAGAACAAATCAAATATGATTAATGCTAGTTTTAGTGCAATCGGTGGATTAAGTGGTGGTATCGCCAGTGCTTTAACAGGTAATATTGGTGGTGCGGTTGGTAGTCTAGTCGGTGCTGGTTTAGGTATGACACAAACAGCAATGCAAAACCAAATCAACACAAAACAAACCAATTTACAAAACGCAAATGCACTTGCTAACGCAAATGCACAAGCGAGTGCTAGTACACAATCAACCGCAATCAGTAATCAATTAAGAGAGTTAACAACACGCTATCAGAATCAGACAAACATTCAAAATGCTATGGATAGTTATAACGCTCGAATTCATGATGCACAAGCTACCGCTGACAGTGTTGTAACAGGTTCAAATGATGTTTTAAGACAAACAGCACTAGATTTAAATACATTAGTTTTATATGCGTATAAACCTACACAAGAATACCAGGATAAAATTAATAAAATATGGGACATGCGCGGATATGCAACAAATACTATTGACTACCCTAATTTGCATACACGACAAAATTGGAACTATATACAAACTGTTAAGTGTAATATTAAGGGTGAAAACATCGACCCGAGCGACTTGGAAAAAATAAAACGCGCATTTGATAATGGTATTACTCTTTGGCATACAAAAGATGTAGGAAATTATGAATATCATAATGGAGAACGATATACAGCGGATAAGGTTGATAAATATGGAAATTATAAAGAAAAGAAAGTGCATTAATAGAAAAGGTTGACGGTTCAACCTTTTCCATTTAACATATAGTTAAAGGAGATGATTAAAATGAATTTATTGAATGATACAAGTTCATTTACGGATTATTGTCGTAATGCGGTTGATATTGCTACAATGAACAATAGAGAAGCGGATTTTATTTATTACACATATTTGCAAATGTTAAGTTTAAATATGTTTAAGTATAAAAACCTTCCGGAATCTATTAATACATTCTATTTAGAGTATATTTTACAAACGCGTGGTTACATTGGCTTTTATGATGATGAAAGGTTAGGCTTAATTTGTAGTGAAATCACATTAGGCGATAGATTAAACCATTATCAAATGCCTACAAAATATCATACAGTTTCAACTAGTCCACTTGTAAAGAAAAACTTAACAAGTGAAGAGTGTGTGGTTATGAAAAACAGTCCTTTATATGTTGGATTATTCCCATACTTAAATTTTTATGCTAAAAAATTAGCCTTAACAAGTAGAACTATGGACCAAAATTTAACTATGCAATGGACGCCGTATATCATTACAGGTGATAGGAGAATGTTACAGCAATTTAAAGTTTTCATGAAAAAAATTTTACAAGGTGTGCAAACGATCTTCACGTCAAAAGGATTTAGAACAGAGGACATTAATATTTTACAAACAAACGCACCTTTTATTGCAGACGAATTACACGGAATGAAACAGGCGATTTTAAGGGAATGCATGACATTCTTAGGCATTGAAAATGCCAACATGGACAAAAAAGAAAGATTAGTTTCAGATGAAGTCAACGCTAATAACCAACAGGTTATCGCGTCTAGAAATATATGGCTAAGCGAGCGTAAAAAAGCGATTGAAGAGTTAAATAAAAAATTCGGATTAAATGCGAGTGTTGAGTTTGCGCCTTATGAAGATTTTGAAGACATCATGAAACTACTTGAGTTAGACTCAAATACAAGTATTAAGGATTTTAACATTAATAAAAACTTGGATGTTAAAGAAGGTGATGAGAATGATGAATAAATTAAAAGTACCAAACTATTTATTGACTTTACAAAGTCCGGTGCTCGCTGAAAACACTGAAACAATTTGCGGTGTCTGTCACAATTTAGCATTTGAGAAATTAATTGACGCTCAATATGAATTAAGTGATATGGAAGTGCTAGAAATCGCTCGGAAAAAGATTTTTGATTTTAATTATAAATTTTATGATGATCTTGAAAAACGTAAAGCTTTAGAAACGGGAATTTTAAAGCACTTTTGGTTTGACGAAATCGGTCAAGAAACCTATGCATATTGGAAATTTGAACTTCAACACTGGTTTGAAATCAATATGGATAGATATTATACATTATTTAAAACTATTCCATTTCAAGACCAGGACGATCCAACCGCAAACACAAACTATACGGAAACATACACACGCGATAGTACGGGAAAAACACAAGCTAGTGGAGAAGATACAAGTATAGCTTTAAACTCTGTAACTCCGGAGGGACGCATTGACATTGAAACAAATGATTATGTAAATAGCATTGCTAAAACTATTTCTAAGCCTAATAGCGCGAATGACTCAACAGGACATGAAGAATATAGTTTTAAGCGTAAAGGTAATATCGGTATCCAAACATTAGCGGAAGTACTGCAAGGTTCAAGACGTGCGGTTATCACTATTGAAAGTGAATTGTACGCCGAGTTGCAAGAATATGGGTTATTTTTCAATATTTTCTAGTGGAGGTGATTAAAATGAATATTGATACAAATAAATATTATAATTACAAACAAAAAATGATGGGTAAAACTGTAGATCATGATGGTGCTTATGGCTGTCAATGCTGGGACGGAAACTATGACTATGATAAGTATTTAGGTTTTATCGGTCCAAACTGTACAAGTAGTGGATATGTAAAAGATATTTGGTTAAACAGAAAAACCAATGGAATGTTAACGCATTGTGTTGAAATCACTCAATTAGTACCTGGTGCTATTGTCGTATTTAAAGAAGTGCCAAATGTTACACCTTATAGTCACATTGCTATTTTCGACAGTGATGTAAATGGTTCATGCGGTCGTTTTTTCGGAACAAACCAAGGCGGAAAAAATGGAGCTTATAACATTACTGTATTTCCTTATTCAGCTATGTACGAAACCGCATTTTTACCAAAAGCATTAATTTTACCGGATGTTGAAGAAGAAAAACAAGATGTATTAAATTATGTACCTAGTGATTTTATCAAAGAAAAAGCAACATTCTACCCAAATTGTACAATCAGAATTCGACGCGCCCCAAGCTTGAAGGGAAAAGATACAGGATTATATTATACAAGTGGTATGCATGTTCAGTACGACGGATTTGTGAAGCGCGAGGGATATTGCTGGATTAGTTGGATTAGTGCGTCAACAGGTGAACGTAGATGGATGGCGTGCGGTGAATTAAACCAAAACGGATATAACACCACACCATACGGAGTATTTAAATGACACAAACAATAGATTGGTACAGTCCAACAAATATAAAATCATACAATAAATTTTTAAATTTTATTATTGGTGGCCGTGGTATCGGTAAAACATACGGATTCAAAAAAGACTGTATCAGCCGATACAAGAAAAAAGGAAAACAATTCCTTTATTTAAGAAGATATAAAACAGACCTAAAGAAAATTAAAACATTTCTAAATGATCAGTTTGAAAATTTTAAAGATGATGAGTTTAAAATTACAGGTGGTAGTAACTTTACCACCTTTTACATAAATGGTTGTGAGATGGGTTACGCAACATCTCTAACATCTTTTGCTAGTTTAAAATCAACAAGTTATGTGGATGTGGATACAATTATTGTCGATGAGTTTATACCTGAAAAATCTGGTTTCAACGCGTATATTCCTAATGAAGTTGAAATTTTATTAAATATTATCGACTCTATCTTTCGACAAAGAGAAGGACATGTGTATTTGCTAGCTAACAATGTTAGTATTGTTAACCCTTATTTTAGTTATTTTGGTATTACACCAAACCCCGAAAAAGAGTTTAACACATTTAAAGGTAGTGAATCAGTTGAGCAAATAATTGTACAAATCTGTCATACCGATTATAAAAAAGGAAAAAAAGAAAAATCGAAATTTCATAAATTAATATCAGGAACAACATACGGAGATTATAACGCTGGTAACTTTGCTTACGATACGAACGATTTTATCAAAAAGAAAACAAATGTATGTGATTATTTATGTACGTTATACTATGATAATATTTATTATGGCGCTTGGATTGACATGAATACAGGCTATGTTTATATTAATCAGCAGATTAATAAGGAATACGGATATTGTTATTCAATTGGTAGTAATAACCGTGAAAATATGATGATCGCTAAACTTTGGCGTAAAGATCAGCGTTTAAACATGTTAATACGATCCTACCGTGATGGATGTGTGTACTATAACAACCAGGAGACTAAAAGACTGTTAAGCTACATACTTAGTAAATATTAAAAGAGTGATAATTAATATCACTCTTTTATTTTAATAAAATCTTTAAGATCATGTTTATTAACAGTATATAAATAATAGTCATGATTAGAACCATACTTATTATAATACTTAATATACTCATCCCAAACGATTCTATAGTCTGTAGAATGCACGACAATTAAACCGTCAAATGTAAAATAAAATTCCAACTCAATTTTAATATCTGTGTTCATTGTTACCTTCTACCAATTCTAAGAATACATTTTTACAAAATAGTCATGAATGTATTCATGTTTAACAATGCTAGAACGCAATAAATAATACTGCCTATAACTAATAAAACCTTGATTATAATACGATTGTATTAAATTCATACGCTCAGTATCACTAGTGATACCAAGCGTTCTATTTAACTCCGAACATAAACGATTAAGGCTAGTATAATTACTCATATGTTATCCCTTCTTTACAATCCTACAAACTTCTCTAAGCTTGTAATTAATCATTTCATTCAATTCAATATAAGATAGATAATCAATATCTTTATCGTTATAGATATCCTCGGTCATATCAATACAACAACTAATATAATCAGATAAAGATTTTAACACGTTAAATAACTCATGCCATCCGTTAACTTCTTCTAAAACATAATCATATTGTTTTTGAATATTCTCTTTATATTTTTCT